GACCTTCTCAACCTGTACGCCGGATTCACGGCCAACAGCCCGGTGGGCACGCCGGGGACAGCAATCACAGAAAGTGTGATTGACGCGGCGGAGACGGCGTTGTTCCTGTCGAAGGTTCCGCCGAGCGAGCAGAAGTTCATCGTGGTGGATGCGGCGACTTATTCGGCGTGGCGACAGATTCCGCGATTCAGCGAATTTCAGACCGCGGGCGATGCGGGATTGCACGCGCTGGTGGACGGGACCATTGGGAAGATCAAAGACTTCTTCGTGTTCCGTTCGCAGTTCGTTCCGTACACCGGGACCAGCCCCGTGACGACGCACAACCTGGCTTTCACGAAGGATGCGCTCGGACTGGTGATCCGGCGACTGCCGCAACCACTGCCCGGGACCGGAGCCATCGCGGAGTATGCCGAGCTTGGCAACTTCGGGATGCGGGTGGTGATGAGCTATCAGCCGGATACGCTGGCTCAGCAGTTCACGGTGGACATTCTATACGGCTGCGGCATCTTGCGGAATTCGGCGGGCGTACAGGTGAATACCTAGGAGTCCGTGGTGCAAGTCGTACCGCGACTAATTCGGGAACAGGCGAGATTCCTCAGTGCGCGCCTCCCTATTTTCAGGGGCTTCCGGTGGGGAAGTTTTCGTCGCCCGTCTCCGAATCAGCCGACCGGCAACTTCCGCCACGGGCCGCTAGAAGCTTTTGCGAAACAAATCCAGGAACGGGGCGAGGCACGCGCAGTGTCTCGCCCCAGGCGCCGGCGGAGGAGCCGGACGGGCAAACCGACGAGGAGGATCGAATGGACGTGAAGACGTATTACAAACGAATTCGGGACACAGAAGCAACGATTCCCACTCCGTTTGCGGTGGTGGTTAGCCAGCGAACGGATGACGGCGGGAAGAGTGGCGTGTTGGTAGAAGTGGCGCGGCGGTTGGCTGCCAAAATGGTCGTGGAAGGATCGGCGGAAGTGGCGACGGCGGAACAGACCGCGGCGTTCCAGCAGCAGCAGGCAGCAGCGATTAAGGCTGCTGAGGAAGCCGCGTCGGTGGCCAAGGTGGAAGTCACGATGGTGTCCTCGGACGACTTGAAGAAGTTGACGGAGGACGTGAAAAAGCTGAAGGGCGGATCCAAATCCGCGAAGGAGTAGGCGAACGATATGGCTCTGTTCACGGACGGTCCTGTTTCGGGTCTGGAAGACCTGACGGCGCAGGACACCCAGTTACCGAACGTGGCAAGCGTCGAGGGGATCGACGTGACGCAGAAGCTGGTTCTGGCGCAGGAAGAACTGGCGCTAGAAATCACGACGCTACTGAACGGCTCGAGGCGCGCCGAACAGGCATTCTGGCTGTCGGCGCAACCTCAGATCGCCAATGTGGTGGTGACGCCACCACTGAAACTCTGGCACACATTCCGGACTCTGCAGATGATGTACGCGGACGCATACTCGAGCCAGTTGAACGATCGTTACGCGGCGAAACGCGACCAGTTCCAGGAGAGGGCAAACTGGGCGTATGAGAAACTGTTGCTGCTGGGAATAGGGATCGCCTGGTCTCCAGTTCCACGAGCGAGAGAGCCGCAAGTAATCAATGCGCCGGGCAGTTTGGTCGACGGCACTTATTATGTGACGATGACGTGGACTAACAGCAAGGGTACGGAAGGCGCACCCTCGTCGGCGGCTGCGATCACGACGTCAGGAAGCACGATCCAAGTGCGACCTCCGACACCGCCGGTCTGCGCAACAGGCTGGAACGTTTACGCGGGAGCGGATCCCGGGGCCTTGTCGCGGCAGAACGGATCGCCGCTCGCGACGGGGCAAACGTGGCAGGCAAGTGCAATCGCGACCGGGGGAATTGCGCCAGGCTGGGGGCAGTCGCCCGATTACCTGATGGCCGTGCCGCGCATGATTTTGAGGGGCTAATGACGACCACTATTGGGAGTCTGATCACGAGCCAAGTAGTACAGCTTATCACTGCCACAAACGGCGTCAATTCCTACTTGGCCGAAACGACACAAGGCGGCGGGCAGCCTATCGCCCCCCTGAGCGCGGCGCAGGTGCGAGCGCAGAACGTCGCACCCGATATCGCCGATCAAAGTACGACCATGCAGTTTCCGGCGGTAAATGTGTATTGCGAAAAGATCGTCAACAGCCTGGTGGAGAAGTTCCGGAGGTTCTCCGGCACGGTGCAAACGACGGTGGAACTGCGACACTCGCAGGATCGCCTTGACGGACTTCAAGACGGGCTCGAGAATTACGCGGACGCGATCATGCAGGTGCTGAACGCAAACCGCGGAGACTGGGGCAACGGCATGTTCTATTGCGGCGAATACCAAGCGGTATTCGGAGCCGTGAAGCACGGCGGAAAGAACTTCATGCAGGTGGCGAAGATCACTTTCGAGATTGGAGTGAGTAGAAGCTAATATGGCCTCATATATTTCCTCGAACGCAAACCGGTTCTACACAGCGCTGGAAAGCGCTTATGGGCAGGTCGCCTCGATCACGGCGGCCAACCGGATTCCGGCAGTGAAGCTGACAATCCGGCAACAACTGGAAGTGACGGATCGGAAGGACAAGACGGGAAGCCGGACATTTACAGGACTGCCGGCCGGAGGCAGGCGGCAAACCAGTTTCGAATTGCGGACGTTTTTGACGAACTGGCAGCAGGGGGCCAGCAGCCCTAGTTACGGTCCACTGTTCCAGGCAGCGCTGGGAGCTGCGCCGGCGCATTTCGCCGGGGGGACGGCGGCGTCCACTACGGGGAACGGCAGACTGGCGTTTGCCGCGGCACACGGGCTCTCGGCGGGCCAGGCAGTGAGTAGCGGTGGAGAAATCCGATTCGTGGCGGCCATCGTAGACGCCGACACGGTCCAACTCAACGTACCGTTCACGGTGCCCCCGGCGGCGGGTGCGCCGGTTGGAGCGGCGCTAACTTACTCACCCGCGACAGAACTGCCGAGCGTGGGGATCTTCGATTACTGGAGCCCGGCTACGGCAGTGCAGCGATTGCTGTGCGGAGGGGCCGTGGATCAAATGGAGATCGACTTGAACGGCGACTTCCATGAATTCCGATTCAGTGGACAGGCGCAAGACGTGGTGGACAGCAGCAGCTTTAGCAGCAGCGCTGGAGGCGCGGCACAGCTTCAGAGCTTTCCAGCGGAGCCGGCGTTGAGCGGTTTCGACTATACGATTGTGCCCGGCAACCTGGGCCAAGCATGGCTGGGAACCTCGGCAACGCAGTTCTTCACTATTACGTCGGCTTCAGTGACGCTCAAGAACGGACTGGATACGCGATCGAAGGAATTCGGGTCGAGCGTTCCAATGGCGATTTCTCCGGGTGAGCGATCCGTGAGTGCGGCATTCGAATTCTACAGCAGGGATGACGCCAGCACGCAGTCGCTGTACCAGGCGGCGCGGCAGCAATCACCGATCAGCGTAATGTTCCAAATGGGCGAGTCGCAAGGACAGTTGGTGGGCGTTTACCTGCAAAGCGTGATCCCGGTGGTGCCGGAATTCGACGACAGTAAGAATCGGTTGCAGTGGAAATTCCGCTCGTCCAGGGCGCAGGGAACGGTGGACGACGAAATCGCGGTGGCGTTCGCCTGAAACGACCAGCATGGCAGTCAGCGAGGAGCGCGTTCCGATGATCTATGAGAGTGTGGCCGTAGTGGAGTCGCAGGTCACCAGCGGCGTGAAGTTTACGGTGGCAAAGATGTCCTTCGGAAGACGGGCGGAGCTGATGCGGCAAGTGCGGGAACTGGCGCGAAAGATGGAATTTCTGGAAGCAGGCCAGGACCCCGGACAGAAGATGGATGCCGCGCTGCTGCGGGTCGAACTCGACCGTCTTTACGTGAAGTGGGGTTTGCGGGCGATCTCGGGTCTGGAACTGGATGGGGCTGTGGCCACACCGGAGTCGTTGGCACAGACTGGGCCGGAGGAACTGTTTCGCGAGGCGGTCGTGGTAGTGCGCGCGCAGACCGGGTTGAGCGCGGCCGAACGAAAAAACTGATTGTCGCCTTCCACTTTCACTTCTCCAACCAGGCCGGTTGGAAGTGCGACATCTGCCGGAAGTCCGGCCTGGAACAAAAGCGGCGTTGCGGATGGCTACCGACGGACACCGTCACACCTGCACGTCTGGTCTGGGCGTGGAAGAATGTCTCCCTCGAACTGTGTCCAACGTCTTATATCACCGCAGAGAGCCAATCGCTGGTTGAGGAGTTCTTCGTGTGGCGGCACTTGGGCGCGTTTGGAGGCGAGGAGCTGAGCGCTCGCCAAGTAGAAGCGTTCGTGATTCTGGGAAAGGAACTCGCAGTTGAGACGAATGATGGCCGACATAATGCAAGACACGCTACTGGACCTGCCGGAAGCTGATCGACTGAAAGGCAATCGGATCAAATCCGGAACTTGGAGATTGAGTCTCAGTCCACGCTCGATCAACGACGTGGTAAACGGCCTCTGACATGGCGACCTTTCCTCGGCTTAAGACTGGCGCAATAGCGCAGTACCCCGCGACAAAATCGCTGCGGTTTCAGAACCAGACGGTGCGATTCCTGGACGGCAGCGAGCAACGGTATCGCGATGCGGCCGGCCCCTTGCATCAATGGGTAATCCAACTGAGCGAACTGGACGAGAGCGAGATGGCGGCGTTTGAACAGTTCTTCCAGGACAACCAGGGGCGCCTGGGAAGCTTTGCGTTCACGGACCCGTGGGATGGAAGCCTGTACTCCAATTGCAGCCTTGCCAGCGACGAGCTGGCGGTGAGTTCGCTGGCGGAAATGAGAAGAAAGACGTCTCTGACAGTGATTGAGAATCGGAGTTAGCAATGCTCGTGTATCCACAACTTGCGACGGGCGCGTTGAGCCAGTTTCCGGTTCAACGTCGCCACCTGATGCGAACCTTAGTCAACACGGCGGCGGACGGCACGGTAGTGAAACTGGCTGATTCGGGGGCGGAAACGGTGGAGTGGCAACTCAAGTACGCCGCACTCAGCGACGCGGAATTGGCGGCATTGCTGCAGTTCTTCTCGGCTGCCGAAGGCACGCTCAACAATTTCACATTCGTGGATCCCACGGCAAATCTGTTGGCGTGGACCAACGACCTCAGCAACGCGGTTTGGGACACAGGGCCACTCCTTTCCAGCGCCGGGGCAAACGCCGATCCAGCCGGTGGGAACAATGCGTGGCAGGTGGTGAACTCCGGCGCGGGCGCGCAGGACTTGTCGCAGACGGTGACAGCGCCTGGGGGGTACCTGTACTGTTTCAGCGTGTACGCAAAGTCGGCCAATCCCGCAACGTTGACGTTGTTGCTCGGCAGTAACCGCTACGCTCAGAATCTCGGCCCCGCCTGGCAAAGGTTTGTTTGTGCAGGGACGACGGATCCGACAGCGGCGTCGGTGACTTTCGGAGTCGAGTTGGGACCCGGCGCCGTCGTGGACTTGTACGGCTTGCAGGCGGAACCACAAGCCAGCCCCTCCCTCTACAAGGCGACCACCAGCGGCGGATGCTACGAGAACGCACGTCTGCGCGAAGACACGCTCTCCTTTACGACGACGGACGTGAATCGCCATTCGGCAACGGTGAATATTATTCATGCAAGCAATCTCTGATTTAAAAGAACAGTCCGTCACCGACACACCGCTGATCGTATTCGACTGTGTCCTGTCGAACGGGGTGGAGGAACACTGGTGCACACATCGTGTCACGGCTGGAGGGAAAGCGTATCTTGCGCGCGTGATCCAGCACAGCGCTTTCGACATTCAGACAGCCTCCGACCAAGGAATCGACGGCAGCCCGCAAATCTCGATCTTGCTGGCCAATGCGGACTCGCACTTCTCGGAACTCGAGCGGGCAGTCGGCTGGAAGGGCGCGCAGCTCACCGTGGGGGTCCTGTTTTACGATCTGCCGAACAACGCTGCTCTGACCGATACCACGGTAGTGTTTCAGGGAATCTGCAATCCGCCGGACCGGAGCGACGAATCCACATTTCGCCTTACGGCCATCAATCGCATGAGCCTGCAGAGGGTGTTCCTGCCGCAAGTGCGAATCGAGCGCCGGTGTCCCTGGCAGTTTCCATCTACGCCAGACCAGCAGACGGAAGCAGTGGACGGTGGCATCAACGGCAAGTACTCTCTGTATTACCGCTGCGGCTATTCGGCCGGAATCCCAGGCGGCACGGGCAATCTAAACGGGACGGAGCCATACACCTCGTGCGGGTACACCCGGACGGATTGCCAGGCGCGAGGAATGTTCAACCGCTTTGGGGGGTTGGAGTTTGTCCCCCCGGCAATCTCCGTTCGCGCCTACGGAAAGGGCTGGTCCACCTCGGCGGTCTCGGTGAACCAAGCACTTTACAACGACTATGTCCCGATGATTTACGGCACGGTTTGGCAGTCGCCGACCGTAACATTTGCGCGTAACGACGGCAACCTGACGCGGATGGAGGTACTCCTAGGAATTGGGCAAATCCAGGGCGTCTTGACGGTGCTGGTGAACGACGTAGAACTTCCGCTGGGTGTGAACGGCACCAACATGACAGGCACCGGCTGGTACAACGTTCTGACGTTAGGGACGCGAGATGGCTGCTTAGATCCCAACTTCACAAACGCAAGCGGAGCGCCGGCCGGCGACCCCTATGGCAGCATGGCGTATCTTTCGGTGGTGGTACCGAACCAGTTGAACAATGGGACCTCGCTTCCGAGCGTCGAAGTGTTAGTACAGGGCCTGAGCGTACCCGTCTATGGGGCGGACGGGACTTATATAGGCGACCAGTTTTCAAGCAACCCCGCATGGATTCTGCTGGACGTGTTGCGAAGGAGCGGATGGGCGGCATCGGAGATCGACATCACAAGCTTCGCAGCGGTGGCGGCATATTGCGATGAGGGCATCGCTGCGACCGATATGAACGGGAATCCAATCACCTTGCCACGGTTTCAATGTAATCTGCTTCTACAAAACCGGCGAAGCGCCGGAGACGTGGTCCGCGGTATCCGCAACTGCGCACGCATGTACTTAACCTACGG